GGCCCAAGACACGATAGTTTCTGTGCTAGGTCAAAAGGCTGGACAGGGGAACGAGGAAAAGCAGCTAGAGCGAGGTGGCATTGTGGCTAATAAGGGTCTTTACTATAATATTCATAAAAAGCAAGAGCGTATTGCTCATGGTTCTGGCGAAAAGATGCGTAAACCTGGCAGTAAAGGTGCGCCAACGGCAGAAGCATTCAGAGAGTCCGCAAAGACAGCAAAACCCACAAGAAAAGAAATGATTGCCTCAAAGATGAAGGATATGTAATGAAACACATGACAAGAAGCTACCCACCAGAAGATGCAATGCTTAGACCTCATAAAGAATCTACGCTTGAAAAGCAACAGAAAAAGCGCCAAGACCACAATCCTCCATTGGAACTAGACGATAGCGGTATTCTGAATAAGAAAGCTAATGAGCGTATGAAGCGTAAAGAGGCTTTGTCTAAGGCTATGAACAAATACCACGACCCTGACATCGTAGGATAATTTGTAGTAGAATTAAACCCTTACAAATCAATTACTTGAGAATGTATGGATAATAAAGTAGACGAAAGTAGAAAAAAGACAGGTGGTCGCAAGGCTGGAGTGCCTAATAAAGCTACTCAAGAGGCTCGTGAGGCTGTCAAAGCTATTCTTGATAGTAACCTACCATTTATTCAATCGTGGATACAGAGCACCGCAGAAGGCATCTATGATGACCAAGCTGGTAAATGGATTGTGCAGCCTAATCCTGCCAAAGCCTGCGAGATTGTCCAAAACCTAGTTGAATACTCTGTGCCTAAACTTGCAAGGACTGAAGTCGTTGGCGATGCTAAAGCCCCTCAACGCATGGTGGTGTCTTGGAAGAAATCCTAGATGTTGAATTGGACTATTGTCCAAGAGATGTATTCCTAGACTTTCATGAGCGTCAAGAGCGTTGGGCAGTCATTGTTGCCCATAGACGCTGCGGAAAGACTGTAGCTTGCATTAATGACCTTATATACAAAGCTCTAATTGATGGCAAAGAAGATGGTAGATATGCGTATTTAGCGCCATATTATGCCCAAGCTAAAAGTATTGCTTTTGATTACTTAATGAAGTTTTCAGCGCCTGTAAGGGCTAATCACAATGTTTCAGAACTATGGGTGGAATTAATCAATGGGGCAAGGATTCGTTTGTTTGGTGCTGATAACGCTGACAGTCTGCGTGGTTTGTATCTTGATGGCGTAGTGTTAGACGAGTTTGCAGACATGAAACCATCCCTATGGGGTGCTGTCTTGAGGCCGTTATTATCAGACCGCAGGGGCTGGGCCGTATTTATTGGGACACCCAAGGGACACAACCAATTCTGGGAAATATACAATAACGCTACCAAAGACGACACTTGGTATGTAAAGACACTAAGAGCTAGTCAAACTGGCTTAATTCCGCAAGAAGAATTAGATGACGCTAGGAAGATGCAAACCCAAGACCAGTACCTAGCTGAGTGGGAATGTGACTTTGAGTCTGCCATTATTGGTGCTTTTTACGGCAAAGAGATGCGGCAGCTTACCGACCAAGGCAGAATACTTGACATTGAATACGACCCTATGTTTCCTGTGCATACAGCATGGGACTTGGGTTATTCAGATGACACCGCTATTTGGTGGTTTCAAGTGGTGCATGGTGAGATTCGTATGCTTGACTACCATTCTAGTAACGGACAACCAATAGCTTTTTATGCTGGAATTATTCAGTCAAGAGAGAAAGAAAGAGGCTATGTTTATGGCACACATTATTTACCTCACGATGCAAGAGCAAAGACACTTGCGTCAAATAAGAGCATAATTGAGCAACTTTCAGACAAAATTGCGTTAAAATATTTAAAAATTGTGCCAAGTTTGTCACTTCAAGATGGAATACAAGCAACACGACTAGCATTAACTAGAGCTTGGTTTGACCATAAGTGCGAAGATGGCATTGAATGTTTGCGGCAGTATCAGCGTGAGTACGATGAGGATAAGAAGGTCTTTAGGGATAAACCTAGACATGATTGGACTTCTCATGGTGCTGATGCCTTTAGGATGCTAAGTATTGCCTGGAAAGAAGAAGCTAAGATTCCCTCGAAAGATGACTCGATTAAAGGGCTACTTGTAGGTAAAACAGATGTAAGTTTGAATGATATGTGGAAACAAAACCCACAATCTAGTTCAAGAGGAAGAATTTGATGGCAAACGATAAAGCTACTGTAAACCACACCTACGAGGATTGGTATAAAACAATCATGGGCTATGAGCGCTCATATAAGCGTTGGGAAGCCAGAGTAGACCGCATAGTAAAGAAATATAAAGATGATTCTAGGTACGACAGAAATCCTAATGCTCGATTTAACATCCTCTGGAGCAATGTTCAGACTATTCAGCCAGCTATCTTTGCAAGACTTCCTCGACCTGATGTTAGCCGTAGATTTCGGGACAATGACCCAATAGGCCGTGTAGCGTCATTAATGCTTGAAAGAGCATTGGAATTTGAATTAGAGCATTACGGGGACTATAAGTCCGCTATGAATAACGCAGTTCTTGACCGCTTATTAGGTGGTCGTGGTGTAGCTTGGGTTCGTTATGAGCCACATATCGTAGGTGAAGAAACGGCTGACGGAGCGCCTGAAGATGGCTTTAGCGTTACTGAAGATAGTGATGAAGCTGAAACCGAGTCTGCAAAAGAAATAGAAAACCAAGAGCGCATTGAATACGAGTGCTGCCCTGTAGACTATGTTCATTGGAAAGACTTTGGACACACCATTGCTAGGACTTGGGAAGAAGTAACCGCAGTATGGCGTAAAGTTTATATGAGCCGCCCTGCTTTGGTTGAGCGTTTTGGCGAAGAAATGGGCTACAAAATCCCATTAGATACCAAACCTGACGACCTAAAACAATCATATAAATCAGATGACGGAGTATATGAGGCGTTGATATACGAGATTTGGGATAAAGAAACAGGCAAAGTTCTGTGGATTTCTAAGTCTTTGGGCAAAATCTTAGATGAGCGTGATGACCCCTTGCAATTAGAAAATTTTTGGCCTTGTCCAAAACCTTTATATGCAACTCTGACTACCGACTCTTTAGAGCCAATTCCTGATTTTGTTATTTACCAAGACCAAGCTAGAGAATTAGATGTTCTGTGCGACAGAATTGACGGACTGATTAACGCTTTGAAGGTGCGTGGCGTTTACGATGCCTCGGCCTCTGAACTACAGCGTTTGTTCTCCGAAGGCGAAAACAACACTATGATTCCAGTTCACAACTGGATGGCATTTGCTGAAAAGCAAGGCATGAAAGGTGCTATTGACCTTGTAGACTTAGCCCCATTTGCAAGCGCATTGATGTCTTGCTATCAAGCAATGGAGCAAGTTAAGGGTCAAATTTATGAATTAATGGGTATTGCTGACATTCAGCGTGGTCAAACAGACCCAAGTGAGACCCTTGGCGCACAAATCATCAAATCAAACAACGCTGCTGGTCGCCTAAAGACTCAGCAACACGCAGTCGTAGACTTTGCTACTAGCCTTTTGTGCATTAAAGCGCAGATTATTTGCAATCATTTTACTGATGATACGCTTGTTAAGATTTCTGGCGCAATGCAACTGTCTGACCAAGACAAGCAGCTTATTCCACAGGCTTTAGAGCTACTTAGAAACGAAGCAAGTAAGAACTTCCGTATTGAAGTCACCTCTGACTCAATGATTTACCAAGATGAGCAGCAAGAAAAAGCAGACAGAATAGCCTTTTTGAGCGCTGTAAGCTCATTTATGCAATCTGCTATGCCTGCCGCAGCACAAGCGCCTGAATTAACCCCAATGCTATGCGAAATGCTTAAATTTGGCGTAACTGCGTTTAAAGCTGGTAAGCAATTAGAAGGAATTATTGACCAAACTGCTGATGATTTGCGTAAACAGTACGAAGCTACTAAGGGTCAGCCTAAACCACCTCCTGTTGAGATTCAAAAAGCGCAGATGGAAAGCCAAGCAAAGATGCAACAACTGCAAATGAGCGCTCAATTAGAACAAGCTAAGATGCAAAGCCAAATGCAGCTTGAAAAGGCTAAACAAGAATACCAAGCGCAAGAAAATCAGCTTAAATTCCAACTAGAAGAACAACGCAACCAAATGGATGCTCAGATGCAGATGAAGATTGCTCAAATGAAGTCTATGACTGAGCGTAACACTCAAGTTTTGCTTGCTCACATCAACAATGGTGCAAAAATTGAAACTGCTCGTATTTCTGCTGGCGAATCTGATGGCGAACAAGCCTATATGACTGAAGAAAGTTTGGCTCATGCTATGGAACACCCAATGCAACCGATTGCCAACGCTATTGGT